GTCCACAGCTCCACGCTGACGGTACAGAGAAGCGGCATACATGGTCGTCCCGAGGGTGACGGCGCCGGATGGGCTTGAGCTCAGGCTGTCGGTGTAGCCGGCCGCCTGTCGGCGTCGGTATGCCCATGCGTTGGCCGCGGAGACACAGGTGGCGATGAATGCCGTGTCGTTGGCGGTGGCCGTGGCGATGCCGAGCCACTCGGTCACGTTGCTCGAGGTGATCCAAGTACATGTCTGGGTCCACGTGATCGTCCCGAACGGATCCGCAACATCGCGGGTCACCTCGTCGCCGGTGTCGGCGTACAGGTACTGGTTCAGGATGATTTCGTTGAAGTCGAACGTGTAGTCGCCTTCGTCGTCAACACCTGTGAACAGGTAGGTCGGTACGTCGAGGACGGTAAACGTGCCGTCCATGCCGTTGCCGAGGCCGGCGACGGTGATTGAGTCGCCGACGGAGATCGGGGTGTTGTCGAGAGTCTGGATCACGACGACGTCGTCGATCCTCATCCGATGCGTTATTGAGAACGTCGCCATGATCCAGACTCCGGAGGCAGATCAGGCCTGCGGGATCTTCATGAACTTGTTGGCGTCAATCATCAGGGTCGCGAAGTAGCCGCGGAACTTGATGTAACGCGAGAGGGATCCGTCTGCGGCTTCGACAGAGATGGCGCCCTTCTGCTGTTCAAAGATCTCGAAGCCGTCGGGGTGGCCGACGATCGCGGTCTTGGCGGCGAAGTTGCGGTCCACGACGACCTGAAGGCCGAACGCGACGCCGGATGCCGAGCCGGGCTGAAGGTTGCCAAAGGCGTTCATCGGGCCGACTTGGGGGAACAGCGGTCGGTCCTGACCATCGACGAGCTGGCCGAGCTGTGCGAACACATCGCCGGAAACGAACAGGTGCGTCGGGAGCCAGCCGTTCGCGCTGGAGAGGATGGTGTTCGCGCAGGCGTACACCTTGGCGATCCAGTCGGCCGGGTCGGTCGGTGCGACGTTGCCGGTGGCCTGCGAGGTGCCGGAGCGCAGGTTGTCGGCGGCGACGTTGTCGGTTTCGTTGGCGTAGATGCGCGCCATGTCGTCGATCAAGAGGCCGAGCACTGCCGGGTCGGTCCAGTCCTGGTCCTCTTCGGACAGTCGGACGTAGCCGCCGTAGACGCCCTTGGTGACTTGGTTGTCGGTGACAACGAAGGTGCCCTGATCGAGGGCGACGTTCTCACCGTTGCTGGGTCCGATGGTGGTGTGGGTGGTGACGCTCGGACGGCGGAACACCTTGCCTCCGCCGGGCATCGCCTTCGCGCCGATGGCGTCGATCACGGGGCGCAAGCCGCGGAAGTTGTTGTACACAGGGCCGACGATCGGCTCGGGCAGGCCGGGCGTGTCGGTCGTTTCGACGTTCGGGGCGGCGGCGCGAATGCGTGCGTTGAACTCGGCGAACTCTGCGCCTCCGGCGAGGAACTTGGCGATGTATTCGCTGACGGTGGGCAGGACGAACGGCTTGGCGGCCTGTGCGAACTGGAGTGGCTGGGTGGGGATCACGGCCGGGGCGGCCGCGGCTTCCACCGGGGTGGGTTCTGACATGATTGAGTCCTCCTCGGGCTCTGGGTATTGGTCTTGGGGTTCTTCGTCGTCCTCCGGTGCGGAGGCGGCGACAGATGTGATTCGGGCTTGATCGAAGGCCGGAACGGCGACGAGCGACAGCTCATGCCAGTTGGCGGCGGTGACGACCATCGTGCCGTTCTTGTCGAACTTGAACTTGGTGGGTTCGACTCCGACGCTGACAGCGTCCAAGGCTCCCATCTTCAGGAGCTCGAGGGCGTCGTTGCCGGCGGCGGTCGGGGCGATCTTGGCGGTGAACATCATGCCTTGATCGGTGGAGACGCGCTCGGTGACGAGGCCGACGACCTTGGAGAGGTCGTGGCTTTCGACGAGTTTCGGTGCGCGGCCTTCTTCGGATAGGGAGCCTGCTTCGAAGCGGACGCTGGTGCCGAGTGAGTCGATGGTGGTGACGCCCCACGGAACGGCGAGGCCGGTGATGGACCGGGTGGGCGGTTCGTCTGGTGCGGCGGCGTCGATCGTGAGGTTTGTGACTGCGAGTCTGATCATCCGAGTTGATCCTCTAGTACTGGGTCGGCTTGTGATTCTTCCATCATGCCAGCCTGTGCGAGTGCTTCGTCGATGTCGAACTCGAGGTGACGGCCGCGGGGGAGTACGTCGTCCATGGAGAGTCGTTCGGCGATCGCGGTGGCGTATGGGAGCGCGCCCCAAAGCCAAAGATCTCGGCGGGACTCTTGGGCGTTTTGGTAGGTCATGCCGTTGCTGGTTGGTGCGGACACGAGGTAGGCGGGGACACCGGCGAGACGGCTCATCTCGAGCGCCGCATGGTTGCGGGCTTCTACGAGCTGAAGTTTGCTGGGGTCGGATTGGAACTCTTTGAACTCGACAGCGGAGTTCAGGGCGCCGATGGCAGATTCGCGGCGGACGGACGCCCAGCCGGAGGCGAGTTCGCCGAGTTCTTCGGCGGTCATCGGTTCGGAGCCATCTTTCTGTTGGAGATAGCCGGCCGCGATCTCGGTGAGGGCGAAGCGTCGGGCGGCGGCGTCGAGACGGATGGCGATGTCGACGGAGCGGGCCCCGGTGTAGAGGAGGCCTTGATCGGGGGCGAGGAAGCAGATCACGTTGGCGGTGTCAAGCATGACGCCGTTGAACTCGACCTCGTCGGGCATTCCCCACCACTGCGGGCCTTGCTGGTTTGGTGTCTCGACGTTGGAGTGGGGGAGCCAAGTGAACGCGGCCGGGAAGCCGGTGGAGTAGCGGGCGGTGATGTACCAGAAGGCGCGGCCGTACATCATCAGGTCGCTGACGGTGTTGGCCATGATGAACTGGCGCGGCACCTTGGGGTCGGGGCGGGTGAACCAGCCTTCGCCTTGGAGGTAGACCTTCTCGTACTCTTCGTTGATCGAGTTCCAGACAAGCTGGTATTGCTTGAGGTCGAGGCCGGCGATCATGGAGCAGATCATGGAGCGGGACCGAGCGATCGTTGGGATCGACAGAGCTCGTTCCTCAGCAGTCCCGACTGAATAGCCGAGGAACGAGCCGATCTGTCCTGCTCCACCGGAGGCCGCTTTGACGGCGACGGCGGGCTTGGCGGTCGTGCGCTTGAAGAGTGCCACTAGGCGGAGTCTCCCACAGCGTTGATCAGATGTCTACGATCTGCCGATGGCGACGCGCGCTTTGGATGGTGCGGCGGATGCGAGAGCTGTCGCCCAGACGAGACAGCGGGCGAGCTCGATCGGGCCCGGGCTTTTCTGGGAGCTGAGGACGACGTTGCCGGATTGCTTGACGAGGACGGCGCGGGAGACGTGTTCGGCGAGGGCGAGTTCTCCGCCGTGTTCCACTTTGCCTTCGTTGATCATCGCCCGGACGAGGCCGGTCCATTTCAAGAGCTCTCCGTAGCCGACGGTGCGGGTGCGCGGTTTCCATGTCTTGGGGGTGTGGATCTCGAGCGACGGTGAGACGGCGAGCTGAAGGTCGCGGTTAGCCATGAGCTCCTCAACCTTGATCCAGAGCTCGTCCTCGGATTCGACGATGAACGCTGGGGCGACTTGGATCTTCTTGTCGTCGCGGCGGTAGGCGCGGACGCCGACGTACCGGGATTCGTCAAGGCTGGAGTCGATGGCGAGGATCCCGCCGTCGGGCATGACAGCGGTGGTTTGGCATTCGTCCCATCGGCCGGGGGCGAGCCACGAGTTCGCGGAGGAGATCCAAAGGTTGAGGTGCGCGCGGAGGAACGCGTTCTTGTCGGGTGTTTCGGCCGCCGCCTCGAGGGCGTCCCATGTGACGGTGGTGCCGAGCGCCGGGTTGGCCCATGGCCACCATTCGCGATCTTGCCAGCGAACTCCCGGCGGAGGTGACCATTCGGCGAAGTAGAGCTTGCTGGTGCGGCCGGCGTCGATCGCGTTGATCGCCTGCTCCCGCAACTTCAGCATCGCCGTCGAGCTCTCGTCTCCGGCGGTGGAGAACATGGCCATGAGTGGGCTGGGGCGGGCGATCATGGTCGGTCGGAGCGCGTCGAAGATCACGGCGGGGGAGATCGACCAGATCTCGTCGAGAAGGACAAGGTCGTTGGAGGCGCCGTGTTGGGTGGAGGTCGCGGCCGCGACTCGGATGCTGGAGCCGTCGGGCATGAGGATCTGCTCGCGACCATAGGACCAGAAGGGCTTGCCACCGAAGCCCTCGAGAATTGGGGCGAGCTCGCGGAAGATCGCCGACGACCGGTCGAGCTTGTTGGCGACCAGCATGACGGACTGAGGCCGGCCGGTCTTGGCCGCCCACTCGGTCACGAAGAACCCGGCCATCGCCTTCAAGAGCACACTCTTTCCCTGCTGTCGAGCACAGGAGATCAAAGCTTCCCGGTACCAGAACGCGTCGTCCTTGAGGCCGAGCATCCCATTCACGGCTCGGATCTGCCAATCCATGAGCGGCATCAGGTGTCTCGAGGACCATCCGGCTACCAGAGGCCCGACGCTGGTATGACACTCGGCGAGACTCTCCAGACGCGGCTCGATCCGCCCAGAAACAGGAAGAGAATCGGCTGAAACACCCAGATCACAGTCCCTTTTCCCTGTTTGGAGAGAAGGGAGAGTGGGGATCGGGGTCGATGCGTTCTCGTTCCAAAAAGTCACAGCCTGTCGTCGTGC